GGTGACCCCGCCACATATATATCCCGTCGCGCCGAACGAATAACTGCCGCTCTCCCGGCAGGGTCACCACCGCCCGTCCCGACACCGATCCCTGGTTGGTCTGCTGTTGTTGCTGGTAGGGTATCGTCGAATTGCCGGTGGGTGTGAGGGTATATATGCCATGCTCGGTATGCACCGACAGCGCATTACCGAACGGTACCAGTGCCGTGATTTCCTCGCTAAACCTATAATCGGCGCTGCTGGCGCTCCACGTCTCAGGATCGCCGATGTCGCTCTTCCAGAGATCCTGTACGGAGGCGTTGGTATTGCCCGCCCAGGCACGGTTGTCGAAAACGGCGATATGCTGGGGGAGCGTAAACTTGGAGTCGAGATCCCACGCCGAGGCCGTGCCGCCAGCGGCGGTGACCTTGAATGGCGCGTCCTTGCCATTGGTAATGTACATCTTGCCCATGGCATTAATCGCCTCGCAGATATAATCATTGCCAGCCGTGATAGTGATAGAGCCGCTGCGATCTGCCCAGTCGCCGGACGCATGTTCAAATATTTTGTCGCCCGCCACGATCCAGTCGCTAACGGTGGGGGACGCCGCAGTGTACCACGACTGCTCATGCACCAGCGTCAGGGACGGAGGGCCGGACAGAGCAGTAGCTTCGTACCGGTCCCAGCCATTACGGACCTTTACCTCGCCATGCTCTCCCAGGCGGGTGTTGGTCATCACAGCCAGTTCCTCGGGACCGCAATCCTCGGCGGGCTTGTCGTAGCGCACCCCTCCCAAAAACGGACCGAGCACCAGACTATTCGCACGGATAGCCATAGCGTCAGGCTAAGGAGCCCTCGGCGGGCTGGAACGGGTCTATGCGTATCGGCTGGTCCCGGCGGTGGGTGCGGGTGACGCTGTTGCCCAGCATCTGCCCGTTGATACGCTCGGCCGTACGCAGGATACCCTCCTGCCTGGCCCGTGACATCACCGCCGCCTCATCGTCGCCCTTTTCCTCCTCGTACAGTGCCGCCGCGCCGTAAATAAGCGCCGACTGCACCTGGTTGGGCAGTATGGTATCCAGATCCAATGACTGCGTTTCTCCGCCTGCCATATCGTCGCTTTCAAAATCGGCAATATGTTTAATATAGTCGTACTTTATCACCTCTGTGGCGTCGGGTACGGGCGCCAGCTCCACCGTATACGCCCTGTCGGCGCTAGAATAGCCGGTAATAGCCACGTAACGCGGAGAACCCGCCTCGGACCGGTTAGGATCACGCAGGTTGATGAAATCACCCGCCACAATAGTCATCGGGATATCATCGTCGTGATGGCGCATCGAGCGCAGCGACAGGACATCACTGGCCAGCGCATATCCCGCAATTGTCGCACTGGTAGTGAGAGACGCTGTCTTACGCAACCAGAACCACTCGGCGCGGCCCACCATGTCATCGACGGTCTGGTTGACGTAATCGCGGGCGTTATCTCTAAACGTCCCAGACGTCTCCGACAGTCCAGTGCGGCGCAGGACCTGTTTGACCACTCCGTCTAACGTCATGCCAGTATCGCTTCGCGCATATTTACCCAGGACCCGTTTTCGCGGCCCTGGAACCTGTTGAGGCTGCTGTTATATATCAGCATACCGTTAACAGCAGTCATCGCATCCCGTGCTGTAGTCGTCAGTGAGGGCACCGTCAATGACGAGCCGACGGCCACACTATCCGCATCGAGCGTCCCGAACAGCCCGACCTCCCCATAGAACGTGGCAGCATTTAGCTGTCCATGGACAACCTCATCCACCATTGGCCGTTTCGCTGGCTACCATTTGCTCCACGTCATTTGCCGCTCCAGACTGACTAAACAGGTTGTCCAAATCGCCGCCGCCGATGCTGGTGGACTCGCCCTCCTCGTAGCGGCGATAAAACTCGGCTATAGCCTCTGGACCTTTCGACGCCACGCGGCTGGATGGTTTGGGACGCCAGTGGGGGTCTTGATGCACCACGCTGCCGTGCGCCCGTACCAAATTGAGCAACTGCTCGTTGGTAGCCTGTTGCTTGCGTTTGCGGGTGGCCGGGGACGCGCCCATAGCATGGACCAGGTCCCGCTGGGTTTTTTCATCTGCGGCCTGCACCGCCTGGACGAGGATACCGGGGTTATCCTTGAGTACCACCGCCACCGCCTGAGCCACCTCGTCATTGCTGGTTACGGCAGGGGCTGGTTCGCTTTTTTTGGCTGAAGGCAAAAGTTGCTCCTGGTTAAGAGATGAACGGGGGGAGGCCATAGCCTCCCTCCCGCATTACCTGCTTATTCGAGCGACAAGGATGCCGCGACGTAATCATTATCATCGGCAGTCGAACCCACGTAATATCCAATTGTTCGGAAACCATCATGTGCGGTCAACTTGATCTCAACAAGACCGTCGTGTTCATCGCTCATCACCAGCTCCTGTCCGTATTTCGGAGTACCGGTGGTATTTCCGTCCCAGTGGACCGCCGCCACGCCTCGCGTCTGCAGCCAGAAATAGTAGCCGCTGGTAATCGCGATAGGATTAACGCCCACAACCCAGGAATCCGTCGTTGCGCCTGGACTGGTGCTATCATTCGTCAGGACGGCTCCGTACGGATTGCCGACGATCATAACACCGGTCGCCGCCACGGGGGCTGTAACCAGGGCGTCGTACAGATTGAAAGTGATTTTGTCGGAACTGGCCGTGGTATGACTCTTGATGCGGTAACACTGACCCGCACCTGTGCCATCGGTGAAAACGATGTAACCACCCGCATAGAAATTCGCCGTCGTGGAAAACTGCGATCCACTTCCGGTCAGTGAAAAATAATCGTTTCCTGCAGTTGCGCTTACGGTAGTGGTCGAATCCTGCTCGGTCAGGAGGCCGTCGCTATACTGGCTGGAGCAGACATTGCCAATGGTAATGCCTGCCGCGCTCAGGCTGTATCGGAATCTGCGCCCATCATCAAATTCCAGCGATGAACCTAAAGGGCCTTTCTGGATAGACGACTCCTCGTAAATGCCCTGAGCAATCCCGCCAATGGAACCACCGAATCCTACGCTTCCGTTGGCGGTGTCTCCTGCACCAAAATTCCAGCTTGTCGACATCGTATTTTTCCTCTCCCCTGTGGTCAGGGTCTGAACCCCCATTGGCTTGGGGGCAAGGTGATAGAGGGGAGGAGGTATTAGTTACCCCCCCCCCGTTCCAGTTAGGAACTAGCCGTTATCAATCAGGATCTATGTCGTACATGACCCCCTGACGCCTGCGGTTGTTGGTCGTCAACTGACATCCCAGGACTATGTAAGCCACCTGGGCGAACTGGTTAGTAGGCTCCCGGAAGGGAGTCTTTTTCATATTGAGTCCCTTCTGGATTTTAAATTTGAGATATTTGGTATTGAGCATGAACAGCGTGTCATCCTCGCCGCCCGTTCCGGGGCAGTCATTGTCACCGATGATCTCCAAACCACGCCAGGTGGCGTTGCGCCCGTCGAGTCCCGGTGCCGACCCGTCCGCTATCTGATAGCGTCCATAGCCGGTGGACTCAAAGATGGACTCAATCGCTGCCTGCACATGCTGAGTAGTGATGACAACATCGGGCTTGTCATTGCCCTCTGCGACTCCCCGGTATAAGTCGCCCATAGCCACGAACGCATTATACAAACTAGTTACCGTGGCGGTAACCATATTCGCGGAATACGCATCATGCACAAAGTGGTCCGTACCGGCAGCCCGAGTGGCGGCAGTACCCTCAGTATCATAATCATAACGCCGGTTCTGCCACCATGTATTGGAGGAATCGTCGATCCCACCAACGGTAGCATTAGATTCGGAGCAGATATCCTGCAAACCCAGAGGGGCTTTCCCCGATGCCGCTCCCAAAAGCGCCGCGTTAACGCCATCCAGCATCGTCAACATGGACTGCTTTCGCTTGGCTTCGGTGATCCGCATGGCCGCACTGGACGTGCGCCCTTCCATTTCTTCCTGCATTGATATCGTTACCGGCACCTGTCCATAGGCCCAGGAATAAAAACAGGCCGTTATGCCATCGACTGCGTCGGTATTTAGGGTGTCATAACCTCCGAACCATTGCAAACTGTTGAGGCCGTAT